CTTCTGCTACTTTGGCTGTTCTAAGGCTAGTGGAATCAACAGCGTTAAAGCCGTCAGTGGTGTACTTAAACAGGCCCGTTGTATCTAGATACGCTCCAACTACAAGAAGAATATACGCAACATTGGCAACGGGGTACGCACTGGTAACATTTGCTATTGGGGAGGTATATTCCGCACTAACAATTGGATTCTCGCTAGTAACACCTGCTATCGGGACAGTTGTAGCAACGCTAACCCTCAGTTTGACTGAAGCTGTCGCCGCAGAAGGCGTAACTCGAATAACCTGTGCAGGCACTAGAAATCACTCCGCACCTTGAATTTCAAAAGATCATAGACGGTCTGGATTTGCCCATCTGAAAACGTAATCTGTATTTCGCCCTCGTAGTCACCAGCATCGCCGGTTAGCATTTCAGGAGCCGAAGATGGATAGAAGACAACGACTCCATTGGGGCCATCGGTTACAACGCCCGTAACTGTTGCTTGCAAAGTAGTAGACCCAGCGGCCCGGAACTTCAGCAAAACCGTAGCGCCTGTCAAAGCAATGATTGCACCAGTCGTGTCGTCTGTAATTGAACAGACTACTGCTGGGCGGGTATCGTCCTGAACTAACCTAATTTTTTCAGTCATGGTGTTTCCTCAAGCAGCAGGGCGCTGGCGTACCATAAGATGGACACCGCGAAAATCTCGGATACGTGCGTTGGTAATAGCGCGTTCGTACAGACCCTTGTGCATGCCAGCCATGGTTATATCAGACCACTCCTTACCGGGGATCATAGCCAGCTGCGCAATGGCACCACTCACAATAGTGTCTGCAAAAGTTTCGTATATCCAGTCCTCAACACCCGTACCAGAGCGGTTTGGCTTGAGTACAGCGTATACCTTGAGGGTTGTGCGGGCTTCCGGTGTAGGAAATACTCGGATGCTGTTGTCGGCGTAAATCCAGTATTCGCGTGGTTCGCCAACCTCATCCAGTTTTTCAGCACCAATAATCCGCAAGTCTGTGCGTGTCAATGGTGTCTCGTTGTGCACCACTGAAATTACGCTTTCGACAAGCCCGGTGTCCGTGTCCAAGTCGTAGTCGACTTGATTGGGGGCTATGTAGATCGCGTCGATCTGTTCCCGCCACAAGTACGTACGGGCAAAGAAATCCGCAGCCGTAGAAGCCAGATACAAACGCATAGATGCGTTAGGGCATCCGGGCAGATGCGGTGAAATCAAGGGAATAAAATCATCCCAAATTTTAGCCATTACGCGACTCCCGGCTGCGAAGCAGCATTAGCTTGGGCAGATACGCCAAGCGAACTTTGAAAGGCTTGGAAATGGCCTACCGCACGAGCAGCGGTACCCTGCTGCTCTGCGTCTTTCGTATAAGCCCGATACAGCATGTAGTCAAGCAGCGAATTAGCAAAAGAATCATCGACTCGGATCACTTCTGCCGTAGCTGTGTTGCTAAGCTGAACATCAGACAAAGTGTGTGGCGTGGGTACTTGCGCGTAAGCTATTTCTAGTCGAGCAGTTGTTGTAGCTGGCGGGTAGACAAGAAATTCTTTCGGTTGCCTAGCGTCAAACATATACTTTTCGACGCTGACAGACGCTGTTTCCGTGTACCAACCTTTACGCTGATCGTCGAGCCCACGCCTGTCCACAAGCCGCACAGCGTACTTATTGGAAGTAGCAGCGGTGTTTCGCACAACAGAAATAAGGCGTGTTGCGTTAGGAAACACGGTAGTGATAACTTGGCGTGGCCCATCTACGCAAGCAAACTCGGCAGTAATGGTATTAGAGTCGGGGCGAACAATTAGCGTTTCACGATACCCGTCGTTTAACCAGTACTGTAGTTCCGACAATGACCATCGTACAGAATCCTCGTCTTGGAGGATTGTCTTTGCCCGTTCAATCAGGTCAACTACTTTTACGATAGCCATGGTTTACCTCACTTTTCAGGCGCTACTTCGCTTGATTCTACCGCAATAGACTCAACTACGGTAACAGACTCAACCACCGCAACAGGTTCGACTACGGTTTCTTTTACTTTATGGGTGCGGCTACTCTTGCTCTTAGCTTCAGCCGCAGCTTCGTTAGAGTGCGTGTTAGCCAACTCTTGGCCCTCATCCGTATACACCCATTCGTCGCCATTCATGCGAGCCAAGATAACAATCTTGCCATCAACTACAGCGCGGGCTTTGTTTGCGAGAATTTCGCCATTAAGACGAGATAACAGGTCGACTACGTTCATTTGATACTCCAAAATGTAAAAGGGGCTCCGAAGAGCCCCTTTATTGTGCCACCGATTAAGCGCTAAGAACAGCGCCCCAGTTTTCACTGCCCAAGCTGATGTAAGCACCAGACATGTTAGCGGCCAAAGCCTTGGTTGCATTGGCAGAACCGTTGTTGATCTTGCCACCAGTGGCAGGATACACGTTCAACGAAGCAGCCGAGCTATTAACGATGTAGACCACATCGCCAACAGGACGCTCAGCAGGCAACATAACGCCGTCGGCGGCAGTGCCAGTAGTGACGAAATTAACAGCACCAGT